AAAACAGTGTATGGTTGCCGATGATCATCCCAACGTACGGGCTGCTCTGCTGTGGCGATAACGACACCTGGGCGTGCGTCCTGATAGTGTGGGCCAGCTCATGCGGAGTCGGGGTCGGGTGCACTGACTCGGCGTATATCCTCAACTCACGGCGCCGTTTGCTCCAGTAATAATGCCCGCAATGGAGACTGTTGTCCGGCTCCCGTATAATCGTCACGAATACCATCACGTTTGCCGGCTTTACCCGGTCCCACGCGATGTCCGCACCGTACCGCATGTCGACATCCGTCGAGATGTACGTCGGCCATACACGCTCGACTTCGGTTTTGCTCGTAAATGCCAGCACCAGCGAGTCCGCCCTGTCCGGCGACTGACCGTACTCTTTTTTGTAATCACTCTTTGGCAATATCCGGTCGCGACCCTTGCTGTCCACGCCAAATTTGCGGCTGGACAACTCCTCAGCCAGATAATCACTGTCCTCGTCATTTGGTAGCTGGATATACGGCATGGCATCTCTCAGCTCTGCCCACATCGTGGTTATGTTGTCGTGGTAGTCCTCAGTCCCCGCAGCACCGAACGTGACCGGCACCACCCGGATATTGTCGTCACGGTTGCGCTGCAGGGCGTCCACAACACCTGCGCCGTATCCCCCGGTCGCATCTATTTTGATGTCTACCCGGTGACGCGACATGGTCCTCAGACGGTATTTGCGCAGCTCTTGCTTTATAAGCTCTACCGTCTGATCGGTATCTGACCGATCGAGGTGCGCCTGTGGGTACACATGATTGCCGATACGCGTAGTTACTACAGTCAGATCGTCTCCAAACCGGGCACAGTCAACTCCCATTTCTAACCGCCCGCTCTCTTCAACCTCTCGGTGACGTGCCGCCTCGACTGCGGCGAGCGATATAAAAGCATCGGGGTTGCCCTTGGGAGCCATCCCGAGCACGCGCACACGATAAATGTCGCTCGATTTGCCGTATCTGCGAGCGATGCGATAGCAGTACTCCTTTTTGACCAGCGGGCTCGTCTCCGAGCTAAATCTCAGATTTTTCCAAAACTCCTTGTCGCGGTTGAACGTGTCATGCACGTAACCGATGATCGTCGTGTGCTGACCGGCTATCAGGATCCGGTTGTCCTCCTCGGTCAGCGACCCCTCGATCGTCTCCCACACCAGCGGATCGGTGATCCCAAACGCCTCGTCGACTATCCACAGTAGGTGCGTGGCGTGAAAACCCTGAACATTGTCCGGCTTTTTTGGCGATCGCGCCCGGATATGGTTGCTGGTTTTTTGTCCTTTGACATATATCTCATCAGCCCCTGTGTGATACATCGATGCCAGCCGACTCATCGGGATCCACCGCTTAAACTCCGGCCACAAGATATCGTACAGTTGATGGTACGTCGGCGCCAAGCACGGCACCTTGACCAGATGCCCCAGCGTATTGCGGCGTGTCGTCGTATACCACATACCGATCCATGCTTTCGCAGTAGACTTACCACTGCCGTGACCGCTCTCACACGACACGCGGTTGTACTGCGCGATCGCATTCGCCATCGATTTCTGGTCTGCAGTCATCTCCAAGCCATGGATGTATTTACGCGCAGGCCAGATGATCTGGTCACTGATAAACTCCACCGGGCGGTCATGGTAGTAGCAAAGCGCGTCAGCGTCCAGCAGGGCCATTATCGTTCATCTTCAGTTTTTTGATCGTTTCGGATTTGTACTAAACCGGAATATCCCGGCACTTTTAGTAGCTGATTCCGACTATTTATTATTTTTGATCGTTTTTTATGCGTTCCTGAGCCTGCCCGGCAGCGTTTTGATGGCCAGCTCTGGCTTTTCGACCGTATTTGAGAGCTTATTCATTTCCCACATCATCGAATAGTCACGCCTGCAGGCTATCTGCAGTGGTTTTGCCGTCGCTGCCTGGCATGCCGCCGTTCAGCATCGTCGTAAACCGGTGTGACTGGTATTTGGGCTCGCGAAGCTGCACCTCGTAGCTGACATTACCAGCATCCCGCGCCTGTGGGTCAGGGGGATATACTGTGATTTTTGCGGTCAGCTCTACTTTTTGGTCCTGCTCGCTGGCGATTCGGTGTGCACGCAAAAAGTCTACATGCATCCTGGCGTCAAAATGTCCACGCCCGATCTCTGTGTATCGCAGCGGCTGCATATCCTCTACACTCATCCTGCCTCCTGTTTACGGTAAATTCCAAGCATTTTACGCCGTTTTTCGTATGCGGCGTTGCACTCAGCGTCCTGGTCTGCATCGGCGTCCTGCTGCTGATCCATAAGGCCGCATAAATCGATGTATTTCTGGATAGCCGCCAGTGAGTACTGGGGCCGATTGTCCTCGATGTGAGATTTGATTTTACTCAGCACATTTTCCCGCGTCAGGCCGATACGGGCGAACTGGCTCTCCATCGTCTGGGAGACGACTTTATCCAGCAGTTCGGCGCCAGCGATGCCTTTGCGCCAGTTACCTTTCTGGCTGTGCAGCTTTATCGCATTTATCGTCGGCGCCTTAAGACCAGACTTTTCTAAGACTTTTCGTATGCCGTAATACGTGTAACGCCCTGATTCGTACAGAGTTCGGATGATCTGCCACTGATCTGTGGTGTAATGCATTGATACCTCCTGGTCGTCGATGACCTATCACTGTCAATATATATCACTGTGGCGGACGTGTCGTCGGGTCGTACCATCCACACCCGTCGCATACCAGTGTCTCTCCCCGGTCCTGCCCGCAGTTACAGCATATGCCGCGCTCAAATGGCTTAATCTTGCACGATACGGCGTTTATGTCCACTTGGTATACGTGTATATCTGGCTTCGGGGCTGCCCCACGGCGCATCATCGGTAGTAACAATCCCCAGTGTCTATACCCGTACATGCTGGGCACCCACAGTTTGCCCGGCGTTGGCACTCCCGCTCCATTGGAGATTGACAAGTAACCCCCACGGCAATCGCGATATCGCGCCCGGCCACATGCACCGACATGCCGGATATCTGATCCCCAGACATCCGGGTCGACACCCTGTCGATATCCAGATACTCGTACTGGCCACCACGACTATACGCTCCCATCAATCCCCCCCCGCGCTGGCACGTTGTCGATATAACGCTGACTCACATGCCAATATCATCGTATCGATGCCTGCATGTAGATCGGGAAGCTCGTCCCGCGCCGGCCCGGTTACCCGGGGAGCCAACTCGTTAACCGCCTCCCGCAGCAGTTTACCAGTTTGCATCAGCGCGGTCAAGCACTGAGATACATCTGCCGTGCGATAATAAGACAGAGCGTCGCCCTCAGCGGTCGTGGTGTTGATTTTTGGCATACTGGATCCTCGGCTAATGGTTACATCCAAACATGTGGTCAACGGATTCCACCGGCGGTACACCTGATCACAACCAGTGCATACCCAGTCGCCATCACGCATCTGGGCAATTGTGTGCCTGATTATTCCGTCAGCGCCGGTGCATGTCATCTGCACACCCGGCGCTGGCAGTGCGGGCACCTCTCATACTCTCGGCTGGTCATATGCCCACACGAGGTGACATAATAACCGCCGCGGTCATCATGAGCACACCGATACCCATGAGATAACAAAGCGAAGGCGGTCGATATTCCGGCCGCCAGCGCCACCACCAAAACGATAGCCCAAATCAAAACGGCAACGTATCGCCGTACTGATCACCCGGCGCCTGCTGAGGTGCATGTTGAGGCGGTGCATACTGGGGCGCCTGCTGCTGAGGTGCCTGCTGCTGGGGCGGGACATACTGCTGCTGGGCCTGCTGCGGCGGTGCCTGATTGTACTGCGGGCCATTGTCGTGCTGACGAGCGTGACCATACTGCTGGTCACCACCCTGCGGGCCCGCCGGGTCGACAAAAATATCTGCGATTACGATGTCAGTAGTTTTGACTGTCTGCCCGGCACGATTGGTGTACTCGCCCTGAGACAGGGAGCCGTGCACCGACACCTTTTGACCCTTGCGCTCCACCACGTACGGCTTCCATGCGACGCAGTTCATGTAGACTGTCTTCTCCTGCATGTTACCTTGACGGTCTTTGTACCGGCTGTTGTTGGCAACGGATATTTTGAGCCCGCTGCCAACCGGCTGTGGGTCGCCGGTTAAATATCCGTCAAAAAACAAGGTGTTGCCATACATTTTGGCCTCCTCAGTGATATATGTGGTGCACGGCCTGTATACCGTACAATAGTGCCATGATTATTATTGACAGTGTCACCGCGATAGCGATCGATCTACTCGGCACGACGACGGCCCCTGATGACTTTCGCATTTTCCGGTATATCCCACCGCATGATCATCCGGTCTTGGTCTATGATGCGCCGTGCGTCTGGGATGCGCGCGCGTTTGAGCTGACTATACACCCACTGTCTGGTACACCCCTGCGACGATGCATATTCCTCGACTCTCATAATGATAATATAACATATAATGTTGTCACATGCAACACATAATTCGTAAGGGGTAGCATTACCACCATTTATTTTTCCCGTTTTGCACGAAATGGTTTGCGCCGACGCGGAACGTGTGGGCAATATCGTGCAGGTAGTATTTGTCCAATTTGCACAACATTCCCCCCAGCGTTATTAGCTCAGTATGCACTGCCTCACCATAGGCCCGGATTATATGCTGCGCGTGCAGAGTCTCTTCTCCCTTGCCGTAGTCATTGCAGCGTGGGCACTGGGCGTGCGCATTTTGGTGGTGATACCTGACAGCCAATTTGTTGCGCTTTTGCCAATGCCCGCACTGCATCTGGGCGTGGCGCTTTATCGCCCCGCAGGTAACGCATCTGGCGCAATCGCTGCCAACCGAGTCCCTCAGTCGAATATACCGAGAAAACCACCGGTCTGCATTGTCGATGAGTGTTTTGTGGCTTTGGGCTTTACTGATTTTCCTTGGGTTTTCGATGATCTCGATCGCCCCGATTCGGATTGGATTCCGCATAGCTTCGACTCCCTCTGATCCCAGATCGGCTCAAAATGTATCTGCCGGCGGTCCAGCGCACTGAGGCATTCGGCGATGGATTTACCGTGCAATATGTTTTCTATTTTGTCTACCGTGCACCGGTCGCATAACTGCTTATCTATGTCAAAAGATATTTCAAATTTACCGTACACCTCTGAGTCACACTCAAATGCTATCCTCACCGTTTTCTCCGTTTCACTTTTTTGTCTTTAACGTCGGTTATGTCTTCCAACTCATCGTACATTTGGTCTGTCACCGTTATGTCGCTGACGCATGGGATAATGATCTGCCCGCCAGTTTTTCGCCGGTAAACGCGGTAGTATTTTAATTTTTTCAAAACCCCGCGTCCTCGATCTCGTTGTACACGCCACCCTCTGCACTCCACCGGAACTGGACGTTGCCACGTTTGCCAAACCAGCGAAATTTTATTTTTTGGACATGTGCGATCGTTTTTTCCGCGTCGAAGTCTCGGTATATTGATATCCCAACATCAGCTTTGTTATACCAATGGGCAGACGACGATATGTCGTATAGTGACGGGATCGGATATTTTCGTGCCCGAGGATCTCGACGCATTTTCATGGGGTGCGCGACGACGATAACGCATTTATTTCTTTTCCGGGCGAACCGGCGCAGCCTGCTGAGGCACTGACCGATATATTCGGTCTCGCTCAGTCTGTCCGGATTATAAACCTCCACCTCGTTCCACGGGTCCACCAAGAGGCCATCGGCATCACCCACTGCGTCAAATATCGAGTCCAGTGTAATGCCATTCGAATCGTCGTCAGGCTCACCCAAAAAACTGAAATGGTCAGCAGACCAGTGTATCGATCGCTCGATTAGGTCCGGTTTATTATACAGGCTCTCACGCCAGTATTTCTCCGCGAGCAGATGCTGGTGGACCTCAAAAGGATAATTCTCGGGGCTGTATACATCCCACCTCCAGCCATGTTTTTTTGATAAAAGGACCATTATCTCGTCCACAAACGTGGATTTTCCGTGGCTCGGGATCCCGGTGACGATGTGCAAATATCCTTTTGCCCACCT